AGCCCGACCAAGGCTAGGGTTTTCGAGATTCCCTTACCCGAAAGGTTTATCCCCCAAAGAGAGGGAAAAGGGAACTGACAAAGGGTCAAAACTTGTCAGGTCAGGAAAAACAAAACTATCAATTGGCATTCGCAAGACATATGTAAACAGTCTCTTCAATCCCTTCGTCAAGGGAAGAGTTCGGCCAAATATAATTGGGTAACGACCTAAGTAATCTCTAAAGAAATCACAATAAGTAGCATCGTTACATCCACCTAATAAATAATACGCGAAAACGCGTGAGGCAGATTGCTCCAAAAATTGGACGTCATGCTCAGGATGTAAAACCATGGACATCCATTCATGTGTTGGACGTTCATAGCGGTAAGCATTAGACTGATATCCGAGAAACTTGCGTTCGGATTGTTTGTTGGCGATTCGTAATTTTGCAGTTTTAAGTGTAATACCAAAGCCACGCCAAGAAGCATCAGTAACAAGTCCACTGGCCACCTTACCAGCACCATTCGGAATTAAGAACTTGGAATCATCTCCCAATACTCTCAATTTTTGGGCCTGCCAACCAAAAAATAAATCAAGAGTTTTGTTAATAATCCAATTAGCTATAGAGCCAACAGATTGAGTGAAATAAGAACCACTTGGGATACCATGGAACTTATTATACATACTACCATCAGGCAGCATCATTTTAGTCTTCTTAAAATATGTCTTAATCCAATCACGAACGAATAAATTTTTTTTCTCCATTTTCTTTCCACCAAAGACGTCATCTCCATCATGTTCAGTAAATTGCTCATCAAATGAGCTGAAAATGATATCAAAACAATCATCAATAATAAAATTAGGAAGGGATCCGTCATAATTGGACCAGTCAAGAGTGACTTCGACACATTCAGAGTGAGAAGCGATGTCGGTCATCATAAGTTTAGCCAGCTTCTTCATTGAATCTTCTCCGAAGAATACCGCAGGTACATTTTTCTCAAGATGATCGTAAAAGGGGATCGCCCACTTACCTTCTAAAATAGTAACTTCAAAAGGGTACACCCATACTGGCCTGGTTTTGGGTTCTTCGACATCAGTAAGATGTCCCCGAAGGGCCAATTTGCATGGAGGTACGTAGACATGTCGTCCCGCTCCGATCATATGAGCCATATAACTAGCAGTGTCATAGGCTTCTTCAACAACCTCAGATTTTTTTTTACCTGGAAAACTGAAACCAGCAGACGAATTAAGGTTCATGGTATCGCAAACATTAGGGACAGACAAACGTTTAAGGCGTTCAGACGGGGTAAACGTCTGAATAGCAAGCTTAACCGCACGATCATAACATTGTCTGATATCATGAGGCATATTGTGTTTTTCTTTTTGATGTTTCCCAAAGTTGTTTTTGAAGGCTTCAAGGCCTACGGCCAAATCAGCCCGTTTTGTTTTTCCATAGATACTTCGGTACTCATCGATGTCCCACAATTTCATTGATTTTCTTACAAATGGATCAGTATTCATTCGTGTTTGTTCAATGTTATATGGGTAAGTGAATTTATCTGTATAAAGTCGGCGCAAACCGGGGTTAGAATCAGAAATTGAATCGTGAAACACGTTCCAATTAATTTCATCTTTTGTCTCGTGTCCGAAAGATTGGAGATCCGAGACTCTCTCCATCTTGTAAAGTGGGGTCGCAAAGCGGTGTTTTGTGGTGAATAAAACTCTTATGTGTACGTGAGTTGGTTCTGAG